CGATGTCCATGATTCCTGTATCATCACCAATCAGGGGAATAAGGGCAGCAATTAAGGGAGTGGCTAAAGATGCCAACTCCCCGGAAATGTTCGCCGCCTTAAAAGCTCCAAACGGTTTGATATGGAAATCAGTTCCTCCTACTGTAACCTTTTTTGTTGTTGTTTGTTTCAATGCCATATCACACCTCCATTTAGCTAAATTCAAAGTTACCCTCTGCAACAGCCAGCTCCCACTCTCTGGTTGCTGATGCTTTTGCATATCCGATGGATGGTTTTTTTACAACCCATCCATTATTGCCAGTAAACTTGTCATTCCCCAATAAATCTTTAATATTAACAGTAAAAAAAGCATCATAACCCGCCTTTAATTTCTCATACTGCGTGTCAAGATACTTATTGGTCTTTGAGTTCTGCAAAAGCACTACTTTGATGCTGTACACACTGGATGGGTCTACGCTGATCATTACCTCACCGGACACACCGACCACATGTGTGTTACCGTCTCCTACCTGCTCAATAGTGATAAAACTATCATCGGCAAGTCCATCAGCAATATGATTTCCCAACGACATCGTTACCATTTTCGCATTATATACGCCTGGTTTTGGCATACTCTCTCACCTCCTAATAGGTTAACTGCCCGCTTATTTTAGTTACCTGGATAGCACCTGCAATTCGTGCGGAAAATTTACAGTCAGGTAAAATTCTGGTTGCTTTTTGTGAATCAGGAATATCCATTGATTTAGGTACCGTAGTCCTATATCCCGGCACTTCATTACCATCAGAATCATATTCTGTTTCAGCAATCCCACCGGCTCTTTGCCCTTCTTTCAGGGATTCTTCCATCTTTCCTTGTACCGCTGTGATTCCTTTGTCCGTATAAGCCAACTTAGGATTTGCAAGCTTTAAATTAAAGACCTTCAGCTGCATGTCGTTTTGCAACCAATCTCGGAATCTAATCACATCGATCCACTCGTTTGCAAGCACTTTTCCGCCCTGTGCACTCGTGATACTCTTCCCCGCATAGGTTGTAAAGTACGTCACATTTTTTATGTCCAGTTCTTTCTTTTGAGTAGCATTGAGTTTACTTGGACTAATCGAATTCAGTTGCTTCTCTGCCCAGGTTTCAGAACCCGGCTGATAGCCAAAGCATTTCGCCATCAAAGCCAGGGCTGCATAACTGTTCTCCTTTGGCTGTTCGTCGACATCAGGCACATTACCGGCATAAAGCGCAAAACTCCGGTAATATAAATTTGATACAGCTAAAGTATCGTAATCCGTGGCCGTATAACCAAATAGCTTATTGTTCGCTTCGGCCCATTTCTGGATATTCTCAACATCCTCCGGGATTTTTTGAAATTCTGTATCCAAGCTGATCCCATACCATCCATCATAATCCGCCGCTCGCTTCAGGGTATCATTTATATTTTCATACTGGCCGTCATTCCTCGCCCGGAGAACAATATACAACTCTGCCGGTGCTGGATCCTGGTTAAATACTACCGAAGATGCGATATACGTTTCGTGGTTCTCAGTAAAACCATATTCTAACAGGTCTTTGGCCGCATTGATAACAAAAATAGAAGGCACATTCTCAACATTGCCCTCTGGTTGGCTTGATATATGTAAAACGTTGCTAAAGCTCTCTCCGCTGATTGCCGGGGATGCAATTGAGATATCAACACTTACAATATCATCCAGACTATTTTTAACGCTCATATTATTCCTCCTCGATTTCTACTTGTTCGATCACATAATCCTCCTGATTCCGATACATTGGGTTTCCACCGCTATAATTTTCGCCATCAGCTCCTAAGCCATACCGGCCGGATGCATCCTCCATGTAAGATACAGTGAATTCTGCATAGGCACGGTACCGGTAGGAAGTATCGTGATACAGCTCTGTCAGGTCCCTCACAGGGGAAAGCAACTGGATTGCCATATTATTTCTTCCGGCGGCTTCAAGCATAGCATCCGATTCAAGAAACTTAACAAATTCAAGCAAATCATCTTCAGCGGTATTTTCATAATTATCACTGGTCACAGGCTTTCCTTTTGTATAGAGGTTTATCTCCAGATTTGTTGTACAGGCATAATACTTCCCAGCATCATTTACAATGGGATGGAGACTCTTTGTAATATTTCTGGTTTTCAGAGTAATGTATGGGCCCTTGGGTTTTGTCATGGACTGCTCCACCCAGAAAACCACAGCATCCGTAAAAAAATGCTTTACAGTCTCATACAGGATCTTCTTAACCTGTTTCTGATTCAGCTTCCTCCCCTCCTTCCATATCTGCTGTCGGCACTTCCGTAAACGTTGCTGTATAATGCCTGAGTGGCGTATTATCACTAAGCCGGGACGATTTACATTCAAACCATACTCCATCAAAAAAGACTCTGTCAGCACGCTGCTGTTTATCAGAGTCTCTCACTAAAATAGGCTTATCGCAAAATGCTTTAATTCGCTTTACGCTCTCCTGACCGTCCGGAGTAGTGATAACATCATCAGACATGGTCTGGATATCCATCCAAAAAGTAATATCCTCAAAATCATAACCAATGTACCCTTCAACAATTTGGGGGGCCGAATACCGTCTTACTTTATATGTCTTCCTGAAAAAATTCATGCTCACGTCCCCTTCGGCTTGATCTTATAGTTTACTGACTGTAACATCCGGCTGGTATCGATCAGCGGTTTATCAGAACCTTTTTTCTCTATCGTATACTCCGCATTTGGTTCAAAGGAACCTTCACTAATCTCCTTCTGAATCAAATCCTTCTGAAACAAACCAATTTCTTTCAATATTTGTTCAGCCGGGGTCCCACTCATAATCTCCTTCTTTTTCTCAGCCAGCATTTGATTGATTTCATCCCTATTATTCTCTACACTTTGCTTCAAAAAGGGCCGGGCCGGGATATGTTCATTTCCAAGCTTACTGGTAGTACCAAATTCATTCCAAGCTGCTATATCACACAGATCCGTTCCATCATCATCTACATTATCTCCACGATGGAATCCGATCTGCGCCTCCAGCTTTGCCAGCTCCTGGAGTTCTTTCATGAACCGTTTCCCTTCCGGAGTCAATGTATCACTGATAGTTACCGACATACAAATCCCTCCCCTGCGCTGACTATCGGTATGATCACCTGACGTTTCAGGGTAAGAAATTCAAGACCATATACTGTCAGAGCATATTCTGCATCCGGTTGTAGGTTGGTCTGCTGATTGGTACTGAAACTAATAGAGGACTCACCTTCTGAGAATGAATTCACTCTAAGGGAGTCCGCTATCGTTCCATTTCCGGTGTCACCGTAACCAGCCATTTTCAATTTATGTGCAGTAAGGTATGCAAGGGCACGTTCGTAAATTTTTCCAAACCGTTTCTTGCTGATCTGAACAGAGTACAATTCCATATGCTTGGCAACATCTTCATCTTGTATATCCTCAAATTCTTTTGCTACCAATCGGAAAATCTCAAATGCGGTCATGGTATCACCCCTTTACTTTTTCAGTGCCGCCTTTACCTTTTTCAGGATGTCTGCCTGGTCCTTACAGTCTGCCGGATTGATCCCGAATTCTTCAGCCAACTGTGCCAGGTCTGCTTCACTGATATTGTCCAGAGACGCTAACCGTTGCTGCCGGATTTCCTCCGCCTCTGCCGCTGCCTTTGCTTCTGCTGCGGCTTGTTCTGCTGCCAGTTCCTCTGCTGTCTTTTCAGGTTCTGAAGGTTCTCCTTTTACACTTACAAAGTTACTCTTTTTGTAAAATTCCAAAACCGGGCTGCGCTCATACTCTTTGGGAATCTCTTTTGATTCTCCTGGCAGAATTGATACCTCTCCAAAACCTATAATTTTATTTATTTTATTTGTTACTTTCATAGTCTGTCTCCTCCTTATACTCCGATCGCAATTAACGCTGACAACGGGTAATACAGAATAATACCTGCACACCGGGATTCACAGGGAACCTTCACTTCCAAGTTTTCCGGCTGCAGCGGGTACTGATAAAAATCCATCGGAATTTCCAGGCTGAACTTATCCGCATCGTTCTTAAAGAGCAAGGCAACGCTGGCTCCAAGCGGATTCGTTTCCACATTCGTTCCTTTCAGTTCTGGAGCAGAAATAATATTCTCCAGATAGGGTGCATTGTCAAGCAGGAATTTTTTAACTGTGAAACCGGTATTCGGAATCTGGCGTGTGGAAATATCAATATACACATCCGCTGGCAAAGCAAGAGTGTCTGCCCGTTCAACATCCATGGTGATGTTAGACTGATATCCAAACATGCCGTTGATATCATCCAAAATCTGATTGGGTGTCTTATATTTAAATTCTGTACGAGGGACACCATCAACCATAACTGTGCTTAGGGTATAGTAAGGAATATTATTACTAGCGGACAAGATTCCCATTAGATGTTGCTCATCGTTTCCTCGCCATGCAATGGTATTCATTGCCCTTTCAATTTGATACTTGGCTGATTCTGCCTTTCTGGTATCCAGGCTCTTTCCAGCTAAACGGGAAGCTCTCATTTCTTGGACAGAATATCCATAGCTGTCACCGATAGACTTTATATATGCCGTGGTCGGTTCGCCTTTTACATCAGCACGAGGCAGATCAGTAGCATAGTTGCTAATAATGGCTGCCATACCAGTCTTTTCATAGCTGTAATAAGTGGTTGTTTCCGCGCCTTCCGGTACCTCATGAGTAATCGGAAAGGTATTCAGGGCGGTAAATTCCGGATAAATCTTATCGTAGGATTTTGCCTTGATGTAATCAAGCTCACGAGCAAAAAACATGCTGGCATCCTCTGCACCATCAAAACGTAACTGACTAATTCCAGCCAGAGCCGGTGTAATATTGGAAGCCTTCAACGCTTCGAAGTCTGCGGAATCATAAGCCACAGATGGTTTTACCGGATTATATCTTTTTTTTCTTTTCATCTCTTATCTCCTCCTTTAGTTCACCTCATCAGGAAGTAGTATTGGAGCAATTCCGTTATCCACTTCACCAATGAATTTACCTTTAATTTCAATAGTATCGGCTCCGGAAACATTCGTAAAATATCCTGCCTCGGAGCCATTCTTGATCAAATAGAGCTTTGCATTGTAAGCCGGTTCAATCCCTGCTGCTACCTTTGCCCATACCTTCCCGGTTCGCACAACGCCTACTGTGGTATTCTTACGGATAACAACTTTTCCGGTCATATCATGCTCAACCGTCACACCATAGATCGTTACCCCTTCAAATTCGTTTGCGGTCGATGCCGCAACCGGAAGCTTTACGGTATGCCCTTTAGTCGTTCCATGAACCACACCAACACCAAACCCAAGCTTTCCATCCTCTTCCTCGTTCATTCGGGTATTGACCTCATGATAAGAAATATCATACAATCCGCCCGGTACTCCTTTCGGAGTGTTAAATCCATACGTTGTCTGTGCTGCCATTACTGCGTACCTCCTTCTCTTCTTTCAATCATTTCTTTCCGCGCCTTTTCTGCGGAACTAACAACACCCTGGCCACTATCTGCCCGGCGGGTACCGTTGCCATTAGTCATTTGCGCTCTCTGGTAATTGACATCCTTACGTCGGCCTACCTGCTCCACTGCCATGTCATAGGCAGCGTTGATATAAGCTTTTCCTTTGCCATCCAGACGCATCTGCGGTAGAACCTTCTTGATAATTGCTTTCTTTGCATCCAGAACAGACTTGCTTTCTAATCCATCCATGTTGAGCTTATCGCCCACCCGGCAGATAGCCAGCCGCTGGCGGATCATTCTGTCAGCGGAATCTGCATTAAGCGAAGAAGATTCATCATCAGAACCGTCTCCGTTTTCTTTGTCTTCTTCATCTGCATCTGCATTTTCCTCATCCTCATCCGCATTTTCCACCTCGCCGGTGTTCTCTTCTTCCTCATCGGCATTTTCTTCATCAGAATCAGTGGCGGCAGTTACATCCGCTTCCGCCTGCAACTGCTCAATGACATTCAGCAATGAATCAATGTCCTCATCCTGCCGGGCAATCACTTCCAGGGCACCTTCCAGATCATCAGGCTCCCCTTCCGAATCCCTCCGGTCTTTGTTTTCCTGTACCTGTGCCAGGGCTTCCTCCGCGTCGAAGACCGTTTCCTCTTCATCTTCTGTAACAGAGTCCTGGGCTTTTGCGATTACGTATGCAGCAATGGCCGCCTCCAGCTCTTCTGGTGTTAATTCCACGCTGTCATTCCGTCTCTTGCTGCTGGTTCCGTTTTTCTTGGCGTCGGTTCGTCTTCCATTTGACTTGCCAGCATTTCTGGTTACTTTTTTCCTCATTTCGGCTTTTCCTCCTTTTAATGTAGTTCCACTGGAACTGTCTATATTTAACCGGGCCTGTTCGCCTGCTCGCGCAGAATCGACCAGGGCCAAATGGTTAATCCTGATATTGGTCTGGAGCGCATCATAGGGTTCCCCATTCCATTCTCCTGGCTCTTCTATGAGATCCAGGTTGTAGCCAAGGGAAAGCTCCTTCAGACCAGATTCCTTCATGGAGTCGGTATCATGGATAATAATCTCAGCACGCACATCCTCGCCGTCCTGATAACCGGCGGACATGATAGTTCCGATCTGTTCTTCTTCCACGTTGTTTTTGTCTACAATACCGGCTTCATGGGTTATAATAATAGGCTTCCCTTTGTATGTCTTTAAGCTGTTTTCATCAAAGACATGTTCAGGAAGCCTTAGCTCTCTCCGGACGCTGCCATCCGGATTCGCATATTCAAAAATCCCAACAGAGGTTAAGATCGGGTGATCCACGAAATAACCTTCATCCGTAAAATAGGTACTGTCAAGCCTGATACTATCAAGCCGCTGTACCCTTCTTAACACTTTCAACTTCATCCCTCCTTACGACAATAGCTTTCTGCAAAAATCTCATAAAGTTTTTCATCATAATATTTGCCATCCATTAGTTTAACGTTTTGTCGTTGGAT